GGGGTCCACTCGTTCAATGCAGCCCCCGCACCGGGCCGAAGGCCGAGGCGTGTAAACGCCCCACGGGAAACGGTGCAAAGAGAACTTTCTCAGGCTTCATTGAACGAGGATTTACACCATGTCTTTTGCAAACGTCTCTGACATCGTTGCGACGACCATCGAGTCGCGCACGAAGTCCATCGCTGACAACGTGACGAAGAACAACGCCCTGCTTTCCCGTCTGGAGCAGCGCGGCAAGATCAAGACTGTCTCGGGCGGCTCGAAGATTTTTCAGGAACTCAGCTTCGCCGAGAACGGCAACGCTGGCTGGTACTCGGGCTATGACCTGCTCCCGGTCGCGGCGCAGGATGTCATCTCGGCTGCCGAGTACGAGTTCAAGCAGGCGGCGTGCCCCGTCGTCATCTCTGGCCTCGACATGCTGAAGAACAGTGGCAAGGAGCAGTTCATCGACCTGCTCGAAGGCCGCATCTCGGTCGCCGAGTCCACGATGGCGAACCTGCTCGCGGGTGGCATCTACTCGGACGGCACCGCTGCGGGCGGCAAGCAGATCGAGGGTCTGAACAAGGCTGTCCCGGTCGCTCCTGCGACTGGCGTGTACGGCGGCATCGACCCGGCGACGTGGACCTTCTGGCAGAACAAGGTCACGGACACGACTGCGGCCAACCTGACCGTGGACAAGATTCAGGGCTACTTCAACGCGATGTGGGCGCAGCTTGTGCGCGGCGCGGATCGCCCGGACCTGATCGTGGTCGATGGCGGCGTGTGGGGCGTGTACCTCGCGTCGTTGCAGGCGCAGCAGCGGTTCACGGACGCAAGCTCGGCGAGCCTCGGCTTCCCGACGCTGAAGTACATGGACGCTGACGTGGTGCTGGACGGAGGCATCGGCGGGTTCTGCCCGGCGAACACTGCCTTCTTCCTCAACACGAAGTACCTGCACTATCGTCCGCACAGCGCCCGCAACATGGTGCCGCTGGCACCGCAGAAGCGGTACGCGATCAATCAGGACGCGGAAGTGCAGATCCTCGCGTGGGCTGGCAACCTGACCTGCTCGGGTCGCCAGTTTCAGGGTCGGCTCGACTTCAACGGCTGATGCGAGACTTGGGGCGGTTGTGAGCCGCCCCTTTTCTCCGAGGAGAACTTCATGGCTGCTGCACTTCCCGGTTCTTCGGTCGCCGAAAACCTCGGCAACCCGGCAACGGGTAGGACCGTACTGCTCGATCCACTCAGCGGGCCGAAGGGTTCGATGCTCGATGCGAAAACCATCGACTCGTGGCTCAACGGTTCGCCTGTTTATCTCGCCAACGATCAGGACTTGTCCACGGGCGCACTCTGCACGGGCATCGGCTTCGGCTCGCCGCCCATCATCGGCGTGCCTGCGGTCAATGACCTGTTCCCGCCCGGCAACTTCACCGACACCTACATTCCCGGCGTGAGCCTGCCCGGTGGCACCTTCGCCACGGACGGTCGGCTGCGCTACATCGGCGGCGGTGCGAGCAACCCGGACGGCACGCCCGTCGCTCTGCCGATCAACAGTCTCGCTATCTGCATGGCGGGCAACGGTGGATCGCGTGACGGCGGCGCAGGCCCAGCCTACGGCGGCTTCCCGATCAAGACGGTGACGGCAACGGGCGCAGTCGCTCCCGGCGCGGCTGTCGAGACGGGCTACGTCAACCGCTGCGGCAGGGCACTGGTCGCTGGCGAAACGGTGTTCGGCTCGGCAACCGCTGCGCTCGCGCCGCTTCCGTAAGGCGGCAAATCCGTGAGCGCCCTTTGGGGTCTTGCGGTCAACGGGGCCATTCCTGTCGGGAGTGGCCCCGCTGTCGCGTTTAAAGCAGGCTGCCAGTTCAACGCAACCGGGCAACTCATCGCGGGCAATACCCCGCCGTTGTTCAACGTCAACAACGTGCCACACGACGGCGCTCAGCGCATGTCGTATTCCGAGGGTGCGACCATCGACCATTGGAATCAGGGCTTGCCCTACACAGACGACGGCAAGCTCTGCGTGACGTTCGGCGATCCAGTCGATCACTGGAGCAACGGGATTCCTTTCTCCGATGTCGGGAGGGTTGTGCTGGTATGAGGCCGACGTTTCTCTGGTGGGGCGACAAGCTGATCTTCGCGCTGTGCATCGCGTTCTTCGCGCTGCTCGCGCTCGTAGGCTGCGCCACGCCGATGAACGACCCTTCGGTCATCCTCGCCGACGCAGCAGGCACGTCAGCCCCGCATCCTCGTGCGTTGCTCGTGGCGCGCGTGCAGCCCTCGTGCTACTGGTGGTGCAACGTCACGCTGTCGGTGAACAACTCCGAGGGCGTGAAGGCTTCAGGCACCACGGGCACGCTCACGACCAGCGAGGCGCAGACCACGACGCAGACAGTTGACCAGTCGGGCGTGTTGACGCCCACAATTTCCAACCAGAAGGAAAACGAAGATGGCAGAGCCAACGATTGAAGAACTTGCCGAGAACGTGAACAACCCGAACTTCGGTGACGACCGACTCGGTGTGATGTTCTACACCCGCACCATCGAGGACAAGGAGCGCACGCTGGCCGAAGGCCGCAAGTGCTTCCGCGACCGCGAGTACATCAAGATCATGGTGCCGGGCGACCGTCTCAACATCATCGACCGTCCCGTGCAGCGCACGGGCATGCAGGCGACCGACGACACGCTGCGCTTCGCGAAGCAGTACGCCCGCTTCAAGAACGCGCAGGAGCAGGTCGCGCACGACGGCATGCCGCTGTCGCTGTGGCCGGGCATCGGCAACTCGCTGGTCGAGGAACTGAAGTACATGAACATCTTCACGGTCGAGCAGTTGGCGACACTCGCCGACACGCACGTCGCGAAGATTCCGCGCGGGCACGAGTTCAAGCGCAAGGCGGCTGAGTTCGTGGAGGCGCTGAAGGATCAGGCTCAGGTCAACAAGCTGCAAGCCGAACTCTCGGAACGCGACAACCGCATCGAGGCGCTGGAGAAGTCCGTTGCCGATCAGGCGGCGCGCATCGAGGCGCTGCTCAAGAAGCTGAAGTAAGGAGTCCACGTCATGCCACGTTTCCAGACCGCAGGCGACCTCATCAACCGAGTGGCGGTGTCTGTCGGTTTGGAGCGTTCGCCTGACCCGTTCTACTCGGTCGATCCTGCGTTCATCCAACTGATCGAGCTTGCCAACGAGTTCGGTGAGTCGATCATCCACGCTTACCCGTGGGAGATTCTGGAGAAGGAACACTCCTTCACCACGCAGGCGGGCGACAGCGGCGACTATCCGCTGCCCGATGACTTCAACTACATGATCGACCAGACGGCATGGCAGAAGGGTTCGCCCGGCGCGGCCTATCCCCTGCTCGGGCCTGCGTCGGCGCAGTGGTGGAGCTACCTGCAAGCCTCGCAGCTTTACAACGTCACGATCTATGCGTGGTTCCGGCAGAACGACTACAAGCTGAAGTTGTTCCCGCAGCCGCCGCCTGTCGGCATCCCCATCTCCTTCCGCTACATCTCGCGGAATTGGGTGCAGGACGGGCAGACGGTGCCGCCCGACGTGGTGCTGAAGGATCAGGTGCAGGTCGCATCCGACGTGGTGCTGATCGACCCGATCCTGTTCATCAAGGGGCTGAAGCTGTCGTTCCTCTCTGCGAAGGGCTTCGACACGTCGAAGGCGCAGGACGACTTCATGCTGATGCTCGACATGATTACCGGGCACGACCAGCCTGCGCCGAAGCTCAATCTCGTGGGCGGCGGCATTACGTTGTGGCGACCGCTCGACAGCATCATCAACGTGCCACAGACGGGGTATGGTGACTGAGCATGGCAAGCCCACGCGCACTGAAGATGGCGAAACTGCGCCCGCAGGGGCAGAACACGCAGTCGATCTTCACGCCTCCTGCGCAGGGCGGCGTGAACTCGGTGTCGTCGGCAGGAAACATCCCGCCGCAGGATGCGCTCGTCCTGTTCAACATGATCCCGAACGACTACGGCGTGCGCGTGCGGCAGGGTTCGCGCGAGTGGTGCAACGCCGTGCCCGTGGGCAGCGGTATCCGCACCATCATCCCGTTCAACACGCAGATTGCTGGCAGCAACCCGGCTGACAAGTTGTTCGCTGTGACGAACGACGGTATCTACGACATTACCGTCGCAGGCAGCACGCCGACTAAGGTGCTGAACTTCACGAACAAGGCTGACCCCGCAGGCTGGTGTTCGTGGACGGGCTACACGACGGTCGCCGGGCAATTCCTGCTGGTGTGCGACCTCGCCAACGGCTACTTCGTTTACACGGCGTCAACGAACACTTGGGCAGCGGGCAGCGTCACGGGCGGGCCGACAGGCGGCGCTGCGGCGCTCGACTTCGTGACGGTGTGGAAGAACCGGGTGTGGTTCGTGGAGCGCAACAGTGGGGTTGCGTGGTATCTGCCTGTCGGCTCGATCACTGGCAACGCCACGAAGTTCGAGTTCGGCAACAAGTTCAAGTACGGCGGCTGGCTCAAGTCGCTTTGGAACTGGACACTCGACGCTGGCGAAGGCATGGACGACTACCTCGTTGCCATCGGCAGCGCGGGCGACATGGTTGTCTACAAGGGCACCGACCCGGCGCAGGCTTCGACCTTCAACATGGTCGGCTGGTGGTTCATCGGTCGCGTCACGCAGGGCCGCAGGCAGGCGAACGACATGGGCGGCGAACTGCTCGTGCTGTCCACCTACGGCGTCATGCAACTGTCGAAGGTCATCGCTGGCCTGCCCGTCACCGACGAAGGCGCGAGCGTGAGTTACAAGATCAACTCGCGGCTCAATCAGGTCATGGAGCGCACCTTCAACGAGTACGGCTGGGACATCAAGCTGTACCCGAAGGCGCAACTGATCTTCGTCACCACGCCGAAGGAAGTCGGCAAGCCGTGGATGCAGTTCGTCTACTCCACGACGACGAAGGCGTGGTCGCAGTTCCTCGACCTGCGCATGCTCTGCAATGAAATCTGGCGCGGCGAGATGTTCTTCGGCACCGACGACAACCGCATCATGCGCTACGCGGGTTACAGCGATAACGTGCTGCTCGCCGATCAGGGTGAGAGCGCGACGGCGATTGATTGGGAGATGCTGACGGGCTACCAGATGTACACGGGCACGCCTGAGTTCAAGCGCGTCCAATTCCTGCGCCCGCAGTTCGTCGGCACTGCGAAGCCGCTCTACGCGATCAAGGCGAGCTACGACTTCGACCTGCAACGCATCGCAGGTTCGCCGCCCTACGTCGATCCCAAGACGGGCCTCTGGAATACGGGCATTTGGGAACTCGCGTATTGGGGCGGCAGCTACATCGTGGACCAGCCTCCGCGTGGCGCGAACGGCATGGGCCGACACATCGCCATCGCGATGAAGGGCCGCAGCGCCGTCGAGATCATCCACGTCGGGACCGACGTGATGATCGACAAGGGAGGCTTGCTGTGAAGCCTCAAATCAAGTTCCGCGCGATGGTGCCCTCAGATTACGAGGAGTTCACCACAGCAACGAGCTATTACCCCGGTCCTCAGTTCGGGGGCATCGTCGCGTGGTCTTGGGATGGTCAGCGCAACGTCATCATGGGCATGGTCGGCCTCGATGGCTGGACTCCCACGAGCGTCGCAGTGCATTGGTGCATCAAGCACCCGCGCTGCATCATGCCGCTGTGGCGCGAGCTTTGCGCGTATGCGGCGATGCACGGCAAGAAGAAGTTCATCGGCACGACGCCCAGCGACAACGTGCGTGCGTTGCGCATGATCTTCGGTCGCCTCGGCTGGCACGAAGTTGCCCGCATCAAGGACGGCTGGAATGACGGCGTGGACATCATCATCTCGGAGTACAAGATCAATGCGCAGCAGCAACTCGCCGCCTAGCTACGGCAACCCGCAGGACGCGGCTTCGAGCGTCGCCAATCGTGCGAAGGGGCCGGGCAGGCTCGAACGCAACTTCGACCCTGCGGGTGTCCTCACCAGCGGCGGCAACCCGTTCAAGACGCTGAACTCGAACACGCTGCGCAACACGCTCGATCCCGCTGGCATCTTCGGTGGCGGCGGGGTGAAGGCTGTGAAGGGCAGCATCGACCCGACCACGGGCACGGTGAACGTCTCGAACTACGGCAAGGACAAGGAGGCGCTGAGCGCCGCCTTCACCAACTACCTGCGCACCGGGGACAAGGGCAACCTGCGTGACGCAGGCGGCGCGTTCAGGCCGCTCAAGAGGCAGATTCAGGAGTTGCAGGCGACAGGCTGGAAGTACGGCACGCCCAGCGCAGGCATGCCGACCGTGCTGCCGGGGCAGGGTCCCGTGAATTGGGGGCCGCAGCCGGGCAACCCGCAGCCGCCGCCGCGCCCGCCGACGTTCGCGCCTCCGGGGCAGTTGCCGCCGCAGATGCAGCCTCCGGGCGGCATGCCGCAGCAGCCGCCGATGCAGGGCGCACCGCAGATGCAGCCGTCGCAACGCCCGCCGATGCCGCAGTTGCCCTCTGCGCCGCCGTCGCGTGTTGCAGAACAGTACGCGCAGGCCCAAGCTCTGCGCCCGACGCAGCAGCAGAGCATGCTGCGCCCGTATGGAGGTTAAGCGATGAGCAAGTCCACCCCGAAGGCTCCCGACTACGCAGCCGCCGCGCAGGAACAGGCGCAGGGCAGCAGGGAGGTCACTGAGCAGCAGACGTGGGCGAATCGCGCGGACCAGTACACGCCGTTCGGCTCGCAGACGTGGCAGAACCAACAGGTTTGGGACCCGTCCACGCAGCAGTACCTCAACCGCTGGGCGCAGACGACGCAACTCACGCCGGATGCGCAGGCCGCGCTCGAATCGCAGCTTCGGCTCCAGCGCGACCGTTCGCAGTTGGGCGAGAGCCTGACCGACCGCATGCGCAACGAGTTCGGCACGCCGATGGACTTCGGCAACCTGCCGGGGCCGGGCGGTTCCGTGCAGGCCCCTGGCGACGTGCAGCGCGGGCAGATCACGTCGAACATCCCCGTGCAGAACCTCAAGGGTGAGTACGACATCAAGGGGCCGCAACTCGACCCGTCACAGCGTTACCAGCAGAGCGCGCAGGACGCGATCTACAACCAGTGGGCTTCTCGCGCGCTGCCGCAGCAGGAGAAGGACACGGCTGCCCTGCGCACGCAGCTTTACAACGCTGGCCTGAAGGAAGGCGACCAAGCCTACGACGAAGAAATGCGCAAGATGCGCCAGTCGCAGTCTGACGCGCTTCAGCAGGCTCAGTATCAGGCGACCATCGGCAGCGGTGCGGAAGCGCAGCGGTTCCTCGGGATGGACGCGGCGACTCGCGCGCAACTCACGGGCGAGCAGAAGGACCTTGCGGGCTTCGGCAATCAGGCCGCGCTCGGCAACTTCGGCATGATGCAGGGCGCAGCGGGCTTCGCCAATCAGGCGCAGGCGCAGGACTACGGGCAGCAGCAACAGAGCGCGCAGCAGCAGTTCCAGAACCAGATGCAGCAGTCGCAGTACCAGAACCAACTGCGGCAGCAGGCGCTCGCGGAACAGATGCAGCAGCGTGGCTGGTCGCTCAACGAGATCAACGCACTGCTCGGCGGGCAGCAGGTCGGCATGCCCTCGATGCCCAGCTACAACACTGCGAGCCGTGCGGAAGGGCCGCAGAGCTTGCAGGCGGCGCAGATGCAGGGACAGGCCGACCTCGACCGCTTCAACGCGCAGCAGGCTGCCATGCAGGGCATGATGTCGGGCATGGGCAGCATCGCGGGCGGCTTTATGATGTCGGACAGAAGGTTTAAACGCGACGTGAAGCGCGTCGGCTCGACGGCTGGTGGCACGCCGCTGTATCGGTTCCGGTACATCTTCGGCGGGCCTGAGTTCATCGGCGTCATGGCTGACGAAGTGCCGCACGCGACGGTCAAGGTCGCTGGCATCAACTTTGTCGATTACTCGAAGGTGAAGTGACATGCCCTACGATCCTTTCCAGCGTCCGATCCAGCCGGGGCTTCAGGTCCCGAACTCTCCGATGATGCCGCAGCCGCAGCAGGCTCCCGTTGCGCCACAGCAGCCGCAGGACATCCTCAAGGACCCGGAGGCGATGAAGCGC